AAATATCTTATCATTAAGAAAGTCAAGACCAACAGCAGGCGATATTAAAGATAAACCAAGTGATGAGTTACAACGTTTACGTGATTTGAAAAAATCATTAGAACAACGTATTGATGATTTAGTTGCTGGATCTGAGTATTTACAAAAAATAACAGCAAAATCAGCACCACCACCTCCACCACTTGAAGAACCAGAAGATGAAACTAATGATGAGGAACAATTAGATGAGTATATTATTAATAGAATGAAATATTACGCAGGAATTATAAAATAAAATATATGAAAAAAACAATCTTATTAATTGTAGCGGTTTTAACAATAGGTTATATCATTTTTGATAAAATAGGTGATATAGGTTTAACAAAAGAATTTACTCAAAAACAAGATAGCTTAGTACAAGCTGTTGATTCAATGAAATTAACATTAGCTGTTGATAGTGCTAAAATTGATTCATTAATAGTAGTTGATAATATGTTAACTTTTAAAGTAGCTTACATGAAAGATCATGTAAAGACAGTTACTAAATTTATTGATTCATCTAAAGCAGCAATTGATACTTATAACGAAAAAGAATTAGTTACTTTCTTTAACAACCGCTACCCTAAAGATACTGTAACTAATAAATTACCAATAGCACAACCAGTATTAACATATGTTGCTAAGGATTTAGTAGAATTAGATGGTGCAAAACAAATAATTATATTTAAGGATAGTGTTATAGCACTAACTGAAGCTAGAGTAACAGGTAAAGATAGTGTTATTACATTATTTGTTAAGAAAGAAAGTACATACAAAAATATTATGTTCAATCAAGACACACAAATTAAAGATTGGAAAAATCAATACAACAACCTATACTTAGCTAATCAAAAACTTAAAATGAAAAATAAGTTTACTAAAATAGGCGCTGGTATTGTTGTAGGCGGCTTAGTATACTTAATGATCGCAAAATAAAATAACATGGCAGACAATTTTGATTACAAAAAATATCTAACTGATAACCAGTTAGGTCCATATGCTAAAGCAAAAGCTAAAGCAAATGAAGTAGCTGAGGAATCTAAAAAATCATTAACTGGTACTAAAACAGATGATAAAAAATCTGTACCAAGTAGAGTTAAACAACGTTTAGCAGGAAAATAATTATACTATGATCAAACTAATTGATTTACTTAATGAATATAAAATTAACTCACCATCATCAAATTGGTGGGTTAAAGCTAATAAACAATTAGACTTAGGATTTGATGATGATATTGAAAGTTATATAAATTCATATGACGAACAGTGGCAAAAAGAATTTGCTGAAGAAGTAATGGATATAGATGCTGAAAACTATAAAGATTATAAAATTCAAGTTAAAGACGCATATGATAGTATATATCCTGGTTAATATATAATTTTTTGCCCCGCCATAGTCTCAGTATTATGGTTCTGGAGCCTGGCCGATAAGGTTAGGCTCCCCCTATATATTTATATACACAACCCCGTTATATGAGTGAACAGCAAAATATTAAGGATATAATTAAACAGGAGTTTATTAAGTGTGCTAGTGATCCTGTTCACTTCATGAAGAAGTATTATATGATTCAACACCCTAAGCGTGGTAGAATCCAATTTAATTTATATCCATTCCAAGAAAAGGTATTACGTTTATTTCAAAAGAATAATTACAACATTGTAAATAAATCTAGACAGTTAGGTATCTCTACTCTGTGCTCTGCATACGCTTTATGGTTGATGTTATTTCATAAAGATAAAAACGTACTTTGTATAGCCACTAAGCAGGAAACTGCTAAAAACATGGTTACTAAGGTTCGTTTCGCCTATAATAATTTACCTGCTTGGTTACGAGTTAAAGCAGATGAAGATAATAAATTATCACTCCGCTTATCAAATGGTTCTCAAATTAAAGCAGTAGGTGCAACTGCAGATGCGGGTAGATCTGAAGCCGTATCTTTACTGTTATTAGATGAGGCTGCATTTATTGAAGGTATTGATGAGATATTTGCTTCTGCTCAACAAACCTTGGCTACAGGAGGACAATGTATTGCTATATCAACTCCATATGGTACAGGTAACTGGTTCCATAGATCATTTATTGGTGCTGAACAAGGAGCAAATGGCTTTACTGCTATTAAATTACCTTGGACTGTACACCCCGAACGAGATCAAAAATGGAGAGATGAACAAGATGATATCCTAGGACTTAGGAACGCCGCCCAGGAGTGTGATTGTGACTTTACTACTTCAGGTGATACTGTAATAGAACCTCCTATGCTTAACTTTTATATGGAAACATTTATGGTTGAGCCTATGGAGCGAAGAGGATTTGATGGAAATTTATGGGTTTGGGAATCACCAGACTATTCTAAAACATATATGGTTGTAGCCGACGTTGCTCGAGGTGATAGTAAAGACTATTCTGCATGTCATGTTATTGATGTGGAGGATGCTAAACAAGTAGCTGAATATAAAGGACAAATTGGTACTCGTGACTATGGTAATTTCTTAATTGGATTAGCCACTGAGTATAATGACGCTTTACTAGTAATTGAAAATGCTAATATTGGTTGGGATGTTATACAAACAGCCATTGAACGTGGATACCGTAACTTATATTATTCACCACGTTCTGATGTTGCTATGACTAATGTTGAGATGTATTTAAACCGTTTTGATCGTGATGAAGGTATGGTTCCTGGATTTACTAACTCCTTAAAGACAAGACCGCTTGTTATCTCAAAGATGGTTTCATACATTCACGAGAAGAGCTGCACTATTCAATCAAAACGCACACTTGAAGAATTAAGAACATTTGTTTGGAAACATGGTAAAGCACAAGCTCTAGATGGTTATAATGACGACTTAGTTATGTCTTTAGGTATTGGATTGTTCTTGCGAGATACAGCTTTACGATATAGACAAACAGGTATGGATTTAGCTAGAGTGAGTGTAGCAGGTATGATGAAAACAGGGTACAGTGACGATACTGTATATCAACCTACCGCTAATGGTTACTATATAAGTCCTTGGCAAATGGATACTGGTCATGGTGCGGAAGACATAGATTGGTTGATTAAATAATGTGGTAAATATTTATACTCATACAAACAAATAATTAATGGCTGATACATCACTCTTTGGTAGGTTAAAACGATTATTCTCATCTGATGTCATCATCAGAAATGTTGGAGGTGATCAATTAAAAGTAGTTGACACTGATAGAATACAATCGCTAGGAGCGTTGCAAACAAACGCACTAGTTGACCGATTTACCAAAATATATACAACGTCAGGCGCAGGAGTTTACAACCTTAATAACGTTTTAAACTACCAAACAATGCGTGTACAGTTGTACACAGATTATGAAGCAATGGACACAGATGCTATTGTAGCCTCTGCACTTGATATCATCGCTGATGAATGTACTTTAAAGAACGACTTCGGTGAAGTTATTCATATCAAATCATCAGACGAAAACATACAAAAAATATTACGTAATTTGTTCTATGACGTATTAAACATTGAGTTTAACTTATGGTCATGGACTAGAAATATGTGTAAGTACGGTGATTTTTATCTTAAATTAGAAATATCAGAAAAATTCGGTGTATATAATGTTATACCTTTCTCTGCTTATGCAATTATACGAGAAGAAGGAGTAGATGTTAAAAACCCAACCTATGTACGTTTTAAGTATGATCCAACATCTGTAGCAGGTACTACAATGGGATATGGTGTAGTTCCACCACAAGCAATGTTAGGAAATGCTGATGGTTTATATTTTGAGAACTATGAAATGGCTCACTTTAGATTATTAAGTGATGTTAACTTTTTACCATATGGTAGAAGTTACTTAGAACCAGGACGTAAGATATTCAAACAATATGTGTTGATGGAAGATGCGATGTTGATTCATAGAATTGTTCGTGCTCCTGAAAAACGTATTTTCTATGTTAACGTAGGTTCAATTCCACCAAATGAAGTTGAGAACTACATGCAGAAGATGATCAATAAGATGAAGAAAGTTCCTTATATTGATCCTCAAACTGGCCAATATAACCTTAAGTTCAATATGCAAAACACGTTAGAGGATTTTTATATTCCTGTACGTGGTAATGACAGTACAACTAGAATTGATACTACTAAAGGTTTAGAATATAATGGTATTGATGATGTGAATTATTTAAAAGATAAATTATTTGCAGCGTTAAAGATACCTAAAGCATTCTTAGGATATGAAAAAGATTTAACTGGTAAAGCAACATTAGCCGCTGAGGATATTCGTTTTGCTCGTACAGTTGAACGTATTCAACGTATTGTATTATCAGAATTATACAAAATTGCTATTGTACACTTATATGTTCAGGGGTATGAAGGTGAATCATTAACTAACTTTGAGTTAAACTTAACTACACCATCAATTATCTATGATCAAGAACGTATGGCATTACTTGCTCAAAAGGTTGACTTAGCAGGTAACATGATTGATAAAGAATTAATGCCTACTAGTTGGATTTACGAACATTTATTCCACATGAGTGAAGAACAAATGGATGACTTACGTGATCAATTAGTTGAAGATAAGAAAACTAAATTCCGTTTAGACCAAATACAAACTGAAGGTAATGATCCATATGATTCTGGTCAAGCCTATGGTACACCATCACAATTAGCTACAGCTTATGGCACAGGTAGATACAATGCAAATAATGATGTTCCTGTAGGATTTGATGAGACTAACCCGAATGAACCAAAACCATTACAAGGTAGACCAACAGAACGTCCATCGTTTATTGGTACTCAAAATGATCCATTAGGTAAAGATAGACTAGGAAATAAATTTATGAAGAGTAACGATGACCAAGAAGATGGTACATTGCGCGCTAGCTATAAAGGTAATTCACCTCTTGCACTAGAGGCGAAATCAACATTAGCTGGTCTTAGATCAGCACTCACAAACGCTCCCAAAGCTAATCGTAAAATCACATTGTTTGAACAAAGCGATATGTTGAACGAGGATAATATCCGTGAGCAACTTGATTAATAACATATTTATAAGTAGTGCGCATTAACTATATATGAAAGCCAAACACAGCAAATTTAAAAATACAGGTATTCTATTTGAACTACTTGTTCGCCAGATCGCATCTGATGTACTATCCGCTAAGGATTCATCATCTGTTAGGATCATTAAGAAATTTTTTTCCAACAGCGAATTAGCCAAAGAACATAAACTGTATTACACTATACTGTCAGCTGAAAAGTTGAATGAATCTAAAGCCGAGTCATTAATCAACACGGTGATTGATTTGAGTACTAAGTTAGACCGTGAACAAATCAACAAGGAAAAGTACAATTTAATCAAAGAGATTAAGAAAAACTACGATCTTGATGATTTTTTCAAGGCTAAAATTAACAACTACAAAGTATTAGCGTCTGTTTCTACACTAATTGAGTCTAAAAACAGCAAAGAATTTGATGATCCTAAGACAATTGTGACTAACAAATTAACATTGTTGGAACATATTACTAAGATTCCGTTAACTGAAGAAAAGATACAAAATGCTGTTATAAATGAGTTTACAAGAGCGGATAAAGATATTCGTATTTTGGCATATAAATTACTTATAGAGAAGTTTAACGATAAGTACTCATATTTTAGTACAACTCAAAAGCAGGTGTTAAAAGAGTTTATAAATAACATCTCTAACACTGAAAACTTACGTGAGTTTGTTAACACTAACATTACAGGATTAAAGAATGAACTAAAAACATTCATCCCTAAATTAACAGACAAAACTACTCAGATCAAATTAAATGAAATATTGAATCTAATGATTACTGTTCCTAAAGGAAAAAGTATAAAAGATGACCATATGATTTCATTGTTACAATATCATGAATTATTAGATGAAATAAAAAAAATATCTAAGTAATGGATATTAGAAAATATATTAGAGAGTATACTACCCAACTAGTAAAAGAAATGTCTGGTACTGGTACAGGTGCTGGTTTTGCCCCTGGTGTTTCCAACCCACAAATTGCTACTGCAAAAGCATTTAAGAAACTTAAGAAAGAAGACGCTCCACAACTTGCTGGAGGTAAGATAAAAAATAATTATTCTGTGTCTCATTTTGGTTTTACAAATGCTCCCTCTATTCCTAATCGTAAGTCTAAAGCAATAGACTATAAAAAAATATTTTAACAATGGATAATTTTGACTACAAAAAATTTGTATTTAACGGTAAGGCTAAGATAACAGAAAATGCTGAAATGGAAGAAGCTGTTAATCCTGAACTTGATACTAAAGTATTAGGGTATATAAAGGATTTAGCTAAATTTTATGAGTACAGTGATCAAGATGCTGTATTCGCTATTATTCAATCGTTAGTAAGACAAGGATTATATAACCCAAAATAAAGAATAATGGCTAAAGCAAAATCAGCAAGCAATAGTACCAAAGTTTCATTTGGTAAACGTAAAATAGGTTCAGCTCAAAAATCATTTAACAAACATTCACCACGTCCTAAAGCATATCGTGGACAAGGTCGGATGAGCTAATAATTAGTATATTTATTGTAAATAATAATATGACTAATATATATGTTTTAGAAAAAAATGGAACACCCTTTTATGTAGGTAAAACAATACAAAAAACACGAAAACGTTTATTAAATCATAGAAAAAGACTTAAAGATGATAGTATTGAAATATTAGAAATAGATAATGTAGAAGATAATAAATGGAAATTTTGGGAAGAATATTATATTTTATTATTTAAGTCTTGGGGTTTTAGATTAGAAAATAAAAATAATGGTGGTGGGGGGATAGAAAGACATAGTATTAATTCTAAAAAATTAATTAGTTTAAAGTTAACAGGGACAAAACGAACAAACGAGACTAAAAATAAAATTAGTAAATCAATGATGGGTAAAAATATATGGAGTATAGGAGGTTATACTTCTAAATCTATTAAACAATTTGATTTAAATAACAATTATATAAAAACATATCCTTCTGTAGCGGAAGCAATGAGGCAAACAGGATTCCAAACTATTAACATGTGTGCTCTAGGTAAAATAAAAACATCTGGTGGATTCAAATGGGAATATTAAATATTTATTACTATGACAACAATAGATTTATACAAAAAGCATAAAGCGGGCAAAGTAAGCCGCGAGAAATTTTTATACGAGGTTAGACGTGACGCTCAATTACCTTGGATTATTAGTGTAACATCATATGATGATGCTATTAAAATCCTTAAGAATAAGGGTATTATTCGTGAGTCTATAGAAGAAACTAAGGCTGAAGAAACATATGCACCTGAAACACCAGTGGATGAGAAATTAAATCCAATGAGTGATGAAGATATTGAAATATATGTTGATGAGTTAGGTGAAGACGTAGATAAAAAAGTATTAGGTAAATTTTTTGCTGAGAATAATTTGTATGAAAGAGAAGAAGATGCTTTATTAAAACACTATGGTTTCTATAATAATGTAGATAATGTAATGGATGTTTTAAGATATAAAGATCAATATAAATCTCGTAGAAGAGCATTCGCTGAAGAATTACAAGAAGGTAAGAAAAAACAACTAAAAACAATTGATGCTGATCATGCTAATCCATACCAATACCGTTTAGGTATTCAATATGAATTAGAGTGTTCTGATGACTACACTGATGAAGGTTTAGATAAAGCTAAAGCTAAAGCATTAAGAAACTTAACTAAGGATTCTAATTATTATACTACATTATTGAATGCTGATAAATCACATTATACTTTTAAAGCACCAGAAACTGACAAACCAGGAATGCAAGCTAAAGCTGATGGTTATTTGAAGAAAGAATTAGTTAAAAATGCTAAAGCAAACGTTAAAGATAATTTAGGTAAAAAAGAACAAGGAACCGCATCTCCAAAAGGTGTTAAGGAAATGACTATGACACCTAAGAAAGCTAAAGGAATTAGTAAAGTAATGGACGTACCTGGCAAACCAAAAGTAGTTAAAGAAGGTGTTTCATTCAAAGATTTTTTTTTAAATGAGAATGAAGAAGTAGAAGTAAATAAGAAAGCAAAAAGCATAGCTAAAATCAAAGCTAAGTTAAAGAAAGAAACTAAACTTATTAAGTCTAAAACTACAGGAACAACTATCGATGTAGTACCAGACAATCAAGTATCAGATATACAAGCAAGTTTAGCTAAAAAAGGAGTTCAAATAACAACACAAGACGTATAATATACCAAGCATGGCCAAACAAGTTTTAATTGAATATTATGCATTCAAACCGTCAGCTCAGTCACTAACTGAGATGAAAATAAGTACATCTAAAAACTTAATTGTTGAAGGTGTGGTACAACGCGCTGATGCTAAGAATCAAAACGGACGTGTTTATCCTAAAGATACATTAGAACGTGAAGTAGAAAAATATGTTAAAGGTCCAATCGCTGAAAATAGAGCATTAGGCGAACTAGACCATCCAGACTCATCAATCATCAATCTTAAAAACGTATGTCATAACATTACTAAGTTATGGTGGGATGGAGATGATTTAATGGGTAGAATTGAAGTATTACCTACACCAAGTGGTAATATCTTAAAGCAGTTATTCATTAATAATATTACTGTAGGTATTTCATCTCGTGGTATGGGTTCAGTTAAACCATTAGGTGAAGGTACAGTAGAGGTACAGGATGATTTTGAATTGTTATGTTGGGATTTTGTATCAACACCATCTACACAAGGCGCATTTATGCGTCCAACAGGCAACACAATGAATGAATCATATGACCCAACAGTCATATCTAAACCTAGCAAATATAGTAAAGTAAACCAGTTAATCTCTGAGATCATTTGTTCTCAAACTGGGGTATGTTGCTTAAATCCTATTTAGGACTTTATCGCTTAGACATATCTACATATATTTATTGATACCCATATAGGATCTCAATATCCTATCGTTTTAATTACATACCCTTATATTGTCTCAAATCGAATAGACAATCCCCGACAACAATTTTTATTATGTCAAATCAAGCATTGTTCGCTCAAGCGATCGCTGATGCTAAAGCTGTTCGCGAAGCCGCGTTAGCTAATGCAAAAGCTGCTCTTGAAGAAACTTTCGCTCCACGAATCAAAGAAATGATTTCATTAAAATTATCTGAGGAATTAGATGAAGAATTAGATGAAGTTAAAGATGAGATGGAAGAAGGAATCGAAGAGTACCGTATCAAAAAGCCTGCATCTAAAGAAGAAATGCAAGAAAAAGCTGACAAGGATGAAGACCGTATCAAAGAAGATGACGACCAAATGGACGAAACTTATGATATGGAAGAATCTTTAGACGAAATCTTAGCTGAACTTGAAGCTTTAGACGAGGACGAAAAAAGCAAAGACATGGAAGAAGTTAAATCTGATGATGATTCTATGATGGAAGCAACAGAAGAAGACAAAACCATGGAAGAAGCTAAAGTTGAAGAAGGTGAAGAAGATGAAGAAGACGAATCTGAAGAAGACGAAGAAGGTGATGAAGAAATCACAGAATTAACCGTTGACGAGTTAAAAGACATCATTCATGATGTTGTAGCTGAGTTAATGGGACAATCTGGTGAAGCTAAATCACGAGAAATGTCTGCTGGAGAAGAAGTTTCTGACATGGAAGTAACCGACATCGATGAAATGCTTTCTGAATTAGATGAAGAATCTTATGACGAGAGTATTTACGAAGCTAAAAAAGTAAAAACTAAAGCAGAAAAAGCAAAAGAAAAAGCTGCTGAAGAAAAAGCTGAAAGAGCTGAAAAGAAAGCTGAAAAAGCAGAAAAAGAGTTAAAAGAAGCAATTAGTGTTATCAAAACATTAAAAGAATCAATTAACGAAGTGAACTTATTAAACGCTAAATTACTTTACGTTAATAAGATTTTCAAAGCTAAGTCATTAGCTGAATCACAAAAAGTAAAAGTTATTAACGCATTTGATCGTGCAACCACAATCAATGAGGTTAAAAACATTTATTCTACAATCAAAGAATCTATAAGCGAAGTTAAAAAGACTAGCTTACAAGAATCTATCGGTTTCGCATCTAAAGCAATTGGAAATGCTCCTAAGCAAATCATTGTTGAAGGTGACGCCGTTATCAACCGCTTACAAAAATTAGCGGGTATTATTAAATAAAATTTAAATTTCATTAACAAATGAGTACCGTTCAATCTTTAATCGAATCTGCAAACCCATGGCAGTCAGTTCAATCTGATGCAAGCAAATTAGCTAGCAAATGGGCAAAATCAGGTCTTTTGGAAGGTCTTGGCGAACAAGACAGAACTACCATGGCTATGTTGTTGGAGAATCAAGCTAAGCAATTAGTTGTTGAGTCTTCTCAAACTGGTACAGGTGGTACATTCACTCCAGGGACTGGTGAACAATGGGCTGGTGTAGCCTTACCGTTAGTACGTAAAGTATTTGGTCAAATCGCATCAAAAGAGTTCGTTTCTGTACAACCAATGAGCTTACCAGCTGGTTTAGTATTCTTCTTAGATTTCCAATATGGAACTAACAAGAATCCTTTTAAAGATGGTAATTCTTTATATGGTGCTACATCTACAAACTTTGGTAACTTCGCTTCTGGTGGTTTATATGGTCAAGGCCGTTATGGTTATTCAATGAACCAAACATCTTCAGTAGTATCTTTAGCTACAGCTTCAGCTGTAACTTCAGCTTCTTTCTCTGATATCCAAGGTGACGCTAACTTCTCTGCTTCTCAAATTGCAGGTGGTATTAAGAAAGTAGTTGTAGCTACATCAGCTATTCCTAACTTTGATACTTTAGGTATAGGTGCGTTCTTTATCTCAGCTACTAGTAATATCGCTGCTGAACAAGTTTTACCTCAGTTCACTAAGATCAACGGTAGTAATATCGAATTCTTTGTTACTGCTTCTTCTGGTTTAAATCCATTTACTTCTCCATTAGCTACAACAGTTTTCTATAACAAGCAAACTGATTTTAACGCTCGTGGTGATTTCGAAGATGGTTCTACATACGCTGTTCCAAACGCTCAATCTGCAACTACAATTTCTATTCCAGAAATTAATGTTCAGTTACGTTCTGAGACTATCGCTGCTAAAACTCGTAAGTTAAAAGCACAATGGACTCCAGAATTTGCGCAAGACTTAAATGCTTACCATTCATTAGATGCTGAAGCTGAATTAACTTCTATCTTATCTGAGTACATCTCTTTAGAGATCGACTTAGAAATCTTAGATATGTTAATTGAATCTGCTCCAACTGTTGAAGCTTGGTCTGCTCAGTCTAACAGATTTGTAACTGTTGCTGCTAACGGTGCTATCACTTATGTAGATAGCTCAGTTGCTGCTGGTGGATATTACAATACACAAGGCGGATGGTTCCAAACTTTAGGAACTAAAATGCAAAAGATCTCTAACACAATCCACCAAAGAACATTACGTGGTGGTGCTAACTTCTTAGTTACTTCTCCTTCAGTGTCTACTATCTTGGAATCAATCCCAGGATTTGCAGCTGATACTGATGGCGCAGCAGATACTATGAAGTATGCATTTGGAGTACAAAAAGTAGGTCAATTAAATAGCCGTTACAAAGTTTATAAGAATCCTTATATGACTGAAAACGTTATCTTAATGGGCTTCCGTGGTAACCAATTCTTAGAGACTGGTGCCGTTTATGCTCCTTATGTGCCATTGATCATGACTCCATTAGTTTACGATCCAGCTACATTTACTCCACGTAAAGGTATCATGACTCGTTACGCTAAGAAAATGGTTCGTCCTGAATTCTATGGTAAGATTTTTGTATTAGACTTGAATACTATCTAGTATTAACTAGTCTAGTTAACATACCTGAGACCTGAGCCTGTAAGCTCAGGTCTCTTTTTGTTATATTTATATGTAACCAAATCGTTATACATGAGAGAACCTAATCGCGAGAGAAAAAGTGAAATTAAGTCAATTAATGTTTTACAATTAAATGATGAACAAAAAGAAGCAAAACGGTTAATAATTGAAAATCAAATCGTTATAATTACAGGCCGAGCGGGTAGTGGTAAGTCATTAGTATGTGCTCAAGCCGCGTTAGATTTCTTAAAGAAAAAACAAATTGAGTGTATATACAACACACGAGCCGCTATTGAGGTAGGCAAAAGTTTAGGTTATTTACCTGGCGCTTTAAGTGAGAAATTTGACCCATATATGGAGGCATTAATAGAGAATTTAACCAAATGCTGCGCTGATAAAAACGAAGTTCCTAAATTAATAATGGACGAAAAAATTAAAGCATTACCAGTACAATTCATACGTGGTAAAACAATTGATGATATATTAATTGTTGAGGAAGCACAAAACTTTACTAAAGGTGAAATGTTAGCCATATTGACACGTTTAGGCAAAAACGGTAAAATTGTTATTAACGGAGATAATGAACAAATTGACATAAAGACATCTACAGGCGAGATGAATGGTCTAACTTATGTTATTGAAATGTCTAAAAAAATTAATGAGATTAAGTGGGTAAAACTTAAGGAAAATCACCGTTCTGACCTGGTGGGTAAAATACTAGATTATGAATATGGGAAATAAATAATATTTATATTTATATTGGAAATAACTAATTATGGCCAATATAGCAATTTGGGACGGCTCATCTACATTTAATAGCGGTTCAAAACCAACTCCATTTGGATTTTACGATACAGATCCTGCGTTTGCAGCGGATGCTGACAAAGTGTCAAGATTTTGCGCTGCTCGTTTAGGTTATCCATTAATGGATGTTGAATTACAATCCGGATCATTTTACGCATGCTTTGAAGAATCAGTTACCACATATGGTAATGAGGTTTATTTATTTAAAATACGTGATAACTTTTTATCACTTGAAGCAACACCTACAGGATCAGCATTAAACAATACTGTAATATCACCTAACTTAGGTAATATGATTCGTATTGCTGAAGATTATGGTGCTGAAGCAGGCGCTGGTGGATTTGTAAATTACCGTACTGGATCTTTTGATTTAGAAAATGGAAAACAAATATATGACTTAGATGCTTGGGCTAATGCTTCTGCGTCATTACAACCAGGCGACTCAATAGAAATTAAAGAAGTATCATATCAAGCTCCTCCTGCAATTGTAAGATATTTTGATCCATATGCTGGTACAGGTACTGGTGTTCAAGGTTTATTAGAAACATTTGGATTTGGTGCTTATTCTCCTGGTGTTAACTTTATGATGATGCCTATCTATTTTGATGTTCAGAAAATTCAAGCAATTGAATTGAATGATCAAATTAGAAAAAGTGCATTCTCATTTAATATAGTTAACAATAAACTAGAAATATTCCCAGCCCCTACAGACAGACCAGGTAAATTATTCTTTAGATATATTTCTCGTATGGAAAGAGGAGCTCCATCAAAAGCACCTTATAGTGGTTCTAATATGATTACTAACATAAGTAATGTTCCTTTTAATAATCCAACTTACTCTCAAATTAATGCTCCAGGCAGACAGTGGGTTTTCTTATACACACTAGCACTAGCAAAAGAATTATTAGGATATGTTAGAGGTAAGTACACTACAGTTCCTATTCCTGGTGCTGAAACTACTTTAAACCAATCTGATTTGTTAACAGATGCTAGAACAGAAAAAGCAGCATTGTTAGAGAAATTAAGAGGTGATTTAGATGAAGCAACAAGACAAAAACAACTTGAACGTAGACAAGCAGAAAATGTAGCTATGAAGTCTACATTTGAAAATGTTCCTTTACCAATCTTTATAGGTTAATTATGGCAATGTTTGGAAGGTCGAGAGACATAAATCTATTTTTATCAGTAAATAATGAGTTATTACATGATGTAATTTCTCAACAGATAGGCTATTATAAAATTATATTAGATGATACTAAAGCTAATTTATATGGTGAGTCAACTGAAAAAATGTATCTAGGACCAGTACTAATGTCTTGCCTTATTGAAAGAGGAGACTTTAATTCATCATCAGATGATTTTGGTCAAGATATAGACCGAGCAGTAAAATATCGTTTTTTAAAAAATGATTTAATAAATGCAAACGTTGTACCTGAAATAGGTGATATTATAATGTATAATGAGTTATACTATGAAGTAGATGAAGTAAACCAAAACCAACTTATTTTAGGCAAAGATAATGATTATTCTTACTCAGAAGGATTAGAAAATTTTGGTTCTAGTTGGTCTATTATTTGTACTACCCATTACACACGTGCAGAAAAATTAGGTATAACTAAACAAAGAATTTAATGTCTAACTATAAACCACGCCCACAGAATAGAAGAGAGTTTCTTGATACATTGGTCATGCCTTATGATCAAACAATAGGAAATCCTAATGAAATTCTTAGTGAGCCTCTTGTACCTGGTACACCTGAAGTTAATCGTGCCTTACAAATGTCTCATAAAAATGAAGACACTAAGAAGTTCTCTATTAGTTTACAAGATAATGATGAAACAATACAATACTATTTTGATAACGTTATTAAACCAACTGTTTATAATAATGGTTCTCAAATACATGTACCTGTAATTTATGGTTCACCTGAACGTTGGAAATCAGTTCAAGCAGATGGTTATTACAGAGACAAAGATGGAAAAGGAATGGTACCTCTTATCATGTATAAGAGAAATACTATTGAGAAGAATAGAGACTTAGGAAATAAATTAGACGGTAATATTGTTCATAATGTTCAATTGTTTGAAAAGAGATATACTAAGAGAAACATATATGATAATTTTAGTGTGTTGAGAGGACAATTACCTGAAAAAGAATTTGTAGTAGGTGTAATACCTGACTACGTTACTATTACCTACAACTGTATTGTATTTACAGATTTTGTAGAACAAATGAATAAAATAGTTGAAGCAATTGAATTTGCTTCTGACTCATATTGGGGTGATCCTAATAAGTTTAATTTTAGAGCTAGAATTAACTCATTCAATACAATAACAGAAGTTGTTAATGATAATGATAGAGCAGTTAAAACTAGTTTTGATATTATTTTAAGTGGGTATTTAGTACCTGATACTATAAACAGATACAAAGCAAATACTGACTTAGCTTATAGTATTACTAAAGTAATTATAAACGGCGAAACAGTAGTAAGTGGATTAGGAAGTACCACACCATCTACTGTTAATATAGTAGGCCAAGGCTCTACAAACGTACTTATATCTCAAACTACAGGTGTGGATCAAGCAACAATTGATTATTTAAATACTAATATTCAGCATGATGCTGATGTAATAACAGCTAATACTGCTGTGTTTACAGGTAGAAACTTTGCTTCAGCTCCAGCAACATTACCAGCTACATCAGCCGCTAGCTTTACAGTGTTTATAAATGGTCAGTTTGCTCCAGCTGGTTCAGTTACAAGTATAACTAATGGTCCTATAACAGTAACATTTAATACTAGTGTGTTAGGATATACATTGAAATCAACAGATATTATAACATTAATAGGTAAATTCTCGTCATAATGGCATTAATAAGAAGTGAACAGATAGAGAACCCCGTCCATTTAACGGGTAGTTTTAGTGGTAGTTTTAATGGTATATTTGCCAATGTGACTGCTTCTGCTTTATCTATTAATTCACCATATGCTATTGTCACATTAGATGGGTCAGGTATTGCTACAGGTTCACAAGCATTAACATACAGAAATGATACTGTATCATTAACTGGTAGTCTATCCATAACTAACTCCAATGGTTCATTTGCATTTGTGCAAAACCAAGGTGTAGTGTTGTCAATGGAAAGTACCGTTGATGATTTTTTCATTATAAAAAATCGCACCTCAAACGAGACATTGTTCAAGATTAATAATAGTGGTACGATTGTGTTACGAGACCAACTCACAACGCCGCAAGCGTATAGTGGGGGATTGATATATTCTGCATCTAACTTTTATGTGGGTCTAGAATAACACCATATTTATCACTGCACAACACCACAAATTAAATAGAATATGCCAGCAACATGGAAAAAGGTCGTAGTCTCAGGCTCGGCCGCCCAACTTCAATCATTACAGGTAGATGCTAACGTAAGCGTAACGGGTTCGTTACTAGTTAGTACTAACCAAATCATAACAAGTACTCAAGCATCAACTAAATTAACTGGTTCGTTTACTGGTTCATTTACTGGTGATGGTACAGGATTAACAGGTATAGCTTCATCTTTAGCTATTTCTGCTTCAAACGCCAGTGGTGGTGGTGATAGCAATGATGTAATTAACCTTAGAAATGAAGCCTTAGTTATTTCAGGTTCAGCTTCAGAAGGTTTATTTGTTAGTATTGCAAACAATACAGTAAGTTTTGACTTAGCTCAAAGTATTAAAACTGACGCTCAAGTTACATTTGCTGGTGTTACTGGTTCATTTACTGGTTCTATTACTGGTAGAGGATTCTTAACAGGTTCATTTACTGGATCATTTGCTGGTACATTAGCTGGTACAGCCTCACAAGCTACTTCAGCATCATATGCTTTAACTGCATCATTTGTACAAAATGCTCAAACTGCATCTTATGTACTTAGTGCTTCATTCGCAACAACTGCTTCATACGCTGTTAGTGCTTCTCATGCTGAAATAGCAGATGTTGCTAATTCAACCGCTGCTTCATTAACTCAAGGTACTGGTATTGCATCATTCACATTTAATGGTTCAACAGCTCAAACTGTAGCATTAAAGAATGCTGGTTCATTAACAAACAATGTTATAAGTAAATGGGATAGTAGTAATGGACAGTTTATAAACTCAAATATTACAGATACAGGTACAGCAGTTTCGGTTGCATCAAATGTTCCTGTTACTGTTAATAGTAACTTAACTGTTACAGGTGACTTGACAGTTGCAGGTACAGCTAGCTTTAATAATACTCAAAACTTATTAATTGCTGATAGATTCGCAGTATTTGCTTCTGGTTCTACTACATTGACTGATGGTGGTATTATCATCGCCTCTTCAACTGCAGGTGGTGGTATTTCAGGATCTGCATTCTTTGTAGAATCTGCTACTGCTGGAACATATGGTCGTTTTGCTGTTGCTTATAATGTTCACGCTTCAGCATCAGTAGTGCCAGCAGATGAATATATGAACACAACTAAATTCACAGCTGCTAATCCATCAGATGCAACTCCTCCAACATGGGGTGGTTCAACAAATGGTGTTGGTAACATGTGGGTTAATACTTCAACATCAGATATATACATTTGGGCTTAATTAATATTTTTAAAACTGTTATGATCAATTTAAAGAACGTAATTCATAGAGGAGCCCCTGTACCTACAGAGGCTCCTTCTACTACTACTCCATTCACGTCAGATGAAATTAAGTTATTGTTAATGATGGTGCGCCAATCAACATTCAAAGGCGACACCATTGAATCTGTATACAACCTTGTAAATAAATTACAGACAATGTATAACGAGGTTTCTGAACGTACGCCCTAATCATATTTATAACTAGCCATTTTAATTAGTTTCTAGTGATAGAATCTGATTATGCGTCTCCGCAAGGAGAAGTGGGCTTAACAAATTGTTAAGTAACCAACCGTAATTAGAGAACATGCCAAATTGGAAGAAAGTCATCGTGTCTGGCTCGGATGCCAGTCTGAATTCGCTTAATGTAAACACATACATTTCTGCGTCAACATTTAGTGGAAAATTTACAGGATCTCTTCAAGGCAGCTCTTCTTTTGCGTCAACGGCTTCATTTGTTAATCCATTAAACCAAATAGTTTCCATTAATGGTGGTTTAACTGTTACTGGTTCAACAATATTATCAGGTAGTGCGGGCACTACTGTGTTCAGCTCTAACATAGATACAATTGTACTTAGTGGCTCATTTTTAGCTACTGGTTCAGTATCAATCACAGGTAGTGTAAGAGTTTTAGGTGGTGTCACAGCATCATTATTAGGTACAGCTAGTTGGGCTATATCAGCTTCTCAAGCTATAAGTTCATCTTTTGCTACTAGTGCATCATATGTACTTAGTTCATCTTATGCTTTAAGTTCATCTTATGCAGTTACAGCATCTAATGCCAATACAGCGTCATATGCTTTATATGCGGCAGTAGCACCTAACTTAGGTACAACAACTACCTTTACACAGGCAACATCAGCATCAACTTGGACATTTACCCATAATTTAAATACATTTACACCACAAATTACTGTATATGATTATGGTAAAAATGTAATCATACCTCAAAATATTCAAAGTACTGATCCTAATACTACTGTATTATCTTTCAGTTCACTCCAATCAGGATATGCTGTAATAGGCACAGGTGGTGGTCTAGTAATTACTGGTTCTAGTTATTACTTCACTCAAGCATCAGCATCAAGTACATGGTTAATTGAGCATCCACTTAATACAAGAACACCTATTGTTCAGGTGTATGATCCCGCGTATACTTCAATATTAACGGAATATATAACGGCGTTATCCAACACTTTGGTATCTGTTACGTTACCAACATCCACCACAGGATTTGCGGTTTTATCTAACGGAGGTAATTTATTCATTAGTGGTTCATCAGCGCGTTTGACTCAATCAATCGCTGCTGTAACATGGAGCTTTACTCACTCACTTAATACAAAATATCCTGTAGTACAGGTGTATGACAGTACAGATACTGTTATTATTCCCGCCACTATTACAGCTATTGATACTAATACTACTCAACTTACTTTTGCTACACCTACAACAGGTGTTGCTGTAGCTGAATTTAGTGGTATTCAAAACTTACAAGATAATACTGTAAGTTCATCTTATGCTAGAAATGCTGATACTGCTTCTTTTGCATTAAATGGAGGTGTGACTCGAATTTTTGCTGGACCAAATATCACTTTAGCTCCAACTAATGGTTTAGGTCAAGTTACCATCACTGCTAATCTAAGTGGTAGTACAAGCTTTAACACCGCTACCGGATCATATGGTAGCTTCTATGATACTACAACTCAGACTAATCCTGTAGCTAATATTCCTCGTTCAATGTCTTTCAATACAACAGACATTACAAATGGAGTATCAATATCAGGATCAACAAATCCATTCAATACTTACATCAAAACAGAAAATCCAGGTGTATATAATATTCAATTTTCTGCTCAACTTGATAAAACAGATTCTGGAAAAGATGAAGTGGTAATTTGGCTTAGAAAAAATGGTATTGATTTAACTGATACTGCTACTACTGTAACATTAAATGGTAATGATGACAAAGTTGTAGCTGCTTGGAATTGGTTTACAAATTCAACAGCAAATGATTACTATCAAATAATATGGTATTCAGCTGATACAAATTTAAGATTATTAGCTGAAACAGCAGGCGGGGGTCATCCTGGAATTCCTTCAGTTATATTAACGGCAAATAGAGTAGATACATTCTTAAGTAATACAGGTTCATTTAGTGGATCATTTAATGGTAATTTTAATGGTTCTGGATCAGGAACTTTTATAGGATCATTTACAGGTTCATTATTTGGAACAGCGTCACAAGCGGTATCTTCATCATACGCAGGTACAGCCTCATTAGCACCTAGTTATACTTTAACTAGTTCATTTTTAGCATTTACTTCATCAGTAAACACGACTACAGGAGCATTAAATGTTACTACAGGTGCTTTAAACGCTACTACTGGCGCATTAAACGCAACTACAGGAGCATTAAATTCTAGAACAGGTTCTTATGCTACTACAGGATCAAATACATTTATTGGTAACCAAACCATAACTGGTAATGGTACTGTAACAGGTGATTGGACAGTTCAAGGCAACCTAACGGCACAAACATTTATAATTTCATCTTCAGTATCTTACTTCACTCAATCATTTAGTAGTGGTAGTACTAGATTTGGAGATAACACAGCAGACACTCATCAATTTACTGGTTCAGTTAGAATGACTGGATCATTAGATGTGACTGGAAGTGTAACTGCAAACTACGGATTTACAGGTTCATTATTTGGTACTTCATCTTGGGCACAAAACGCAGTTGTAGCACCTTATTATGTTTTAACTAGTTCATTTACAACATATAGTTCATCTATATCAACTCGTGAGACAAATTTAGAGGCTACAGCTAGTGCATTTGTAGTAGCAAGTGCTTCACTCTCATCTTCAATTGTAACACTAACTAACGCTAGTGCTTCATTAGCCATTAATAGTGGATCTAACAGTACTCGTTTCACCTTATTAGAGAATACAGCATCTGTTTTAACAACAGCTTCTGCTTCATTCTCATCTTCAATTGTTACACTAACTAATGCTTCTACTTCATTTGCAGCGGTAAGTACATCTTACTCAATAGCAAGTGGTTCATTAAGTTCAAGAATAACAATACTAGAAACAGCTTCAGGTAGTCTATCAGCATCTGTTGCCACATTAATAAATGCAAGTGCTTCATTAGCCATTAATAGTGGATCTAATAGTACTCGCTTTACAACATTAGAAAACGCTAGTGCATCATTCGCTTCACAAAGTGGATCTAACAGTACTCGCTTCACAATATTAGAATTAGCATCAGGTTCATTATCAGCATCAGTAGCAACATTAATTAATATGTCTGCTTCATATGCTATTGCTAGTGGATCAGATAGTGCTCGTGTAACAAGATTAGAAGGAACAGCTAGTGCTTTTGCTATCGCATCTGCTTCATTCTCATCATCCATAGTTACTTTAACTAATGCTAGTGCTTCATTAGCTGCAAACAGCGGATCTAATTCAACTCGTCTTACATTATTAGAAGGAACAGCAAGCATATTCGCCACTACATCAGCATCTATAGTTGCAAACTATGTTAGAAATTCTCAAACGTCATCAATGACTGTTTTGAGTTCATCTTTTGCTTTAACAGCATCATATGTTGCATCTATTGCTAACTTAAGTACAACTCAAATTGCTACAGGTAGTGTTACAGCTAGTGTAAGTGGTAGTGACGCCACATTTAGAGTAGTAAGTGGATCAAATACATTCTTATTTGTTAGTTCTAGTGGTTTAACTACAGTATCTGGTACATTTGCAGTTACTGTGAATAATGTAAATGAGTTCTTAATATCATCTACAGGGTCATCTCTTGGTAATGCATTAACTGATACTCATAATGTTACTGGTTCATTTAATATAACTGGTAGTTTACGTGTTACTGGCAATACAACAAGTAGTTTAACATCATCTCAAGCTATAAGTTCATCTTATGCTTTAACTGCGTCTTATGCTCTTAATAGTACTGTAAACGCGTTTACTCACACTCAAGCAGCTTCAGCTTCAACTTGGACTATTAACCATGCTCTTAACTCTAGAAACTTAAATGTTACTGTTTATGATTTTGGTTATAATGCAGTTATACCTCAAAACATATTAAACACAGATGGTAATACTTCAGTTATTACTTTCTCATCTGCTCAATCAGGATACGCAGTATTGAATCCAGGAGGATTGTTAGTTACAGGTTCAACAGCAGTATTCTCAGCCTCAGCAGCGGCTGTTACTTGGTCATTCACTCATAGTTTGAATACTAGAGTAGTAAATTTAGATGTATATGATTCATCATACAATCAAGTTATACCATCAAGAGTTACATTAACTGGATTGAATACAGCTGAGATTACTTTTGCTACTGCTACATCAGGATTTGCT